AACAAAATCAAGCACTTAGCAAAATCTCAATAAAATCAACAATTTAGCCAGCTATGCATTTCATGTATGGCTGGTATGTCATTTCCACCCTTGAAAATCGGGGTTGCCGACCCCATCTATAGTATATGATGAGACAGATTCAGTTCCTTCGTTCCCTCTACCGATTTTTCATCGGTCCCCTCCCCCGCTACAACTATAAAGTGTCCTAATGCAAAATATCGACCAAATGATTCTCACATACTTTGAACGTGGTGGTTGTATTACTGTTGGGAAATACAAAAAGCCCAAAAAGAGCGAACGGACTTTCCGTAACGACCGCAGTTCTGTTTTCAATGCTGGTCGGAAACAGATTACGCTACGTAAACTTGGATATAAGGCGAGTGGTGCGCGGGCCGCATAGCAGCTATGCAAACAGAACCCTTGAAAAACCGACTTGCCGATCTTATCTATAGTATATGAGAAAGAGAGACACCATGACCTTCGTCGTTTTTGAGATTGCCACCACCCGCTATGCTGGGAAAAAGGCCAAGTATGACGCACCCATCTTTGACTCCATCGCTGCGGCCAAGTCTCACATGGCTCGGATGATCAAGTCTGGGAAGTACACCGCTGATCAACTTGCGGTTGCTGAAGCTGACTACTATCACGACCACATTGAAGCGATTGTCCAGCGTACCAATCTCATGAGCGGGAAGCCGTTCTTTGAGCGTATCAATACGCCGAACTACTGTTCGCCCTCGTCTGAAACTTACTGGAGCATGTAATGTCTAAAATGTCCCCGTCTGAAATCCGTGAAATGTTTGACATGAACCCCAATATGACAGTGGCTCAGCTTGCACGAATCGCAGGCATCACTGCCGATCAAGTCAAGCGTATTCTGATGCAATCTGTAAGCTGCCCCTTCTAAGGAGAAAACGAATGAATCGTCGTGAATATAATGGTTGGACCAACTATGAAACCTGGCTCGTCAATCTCTGGTACGGTGATGTTTTCGCCGACATGCAGAATGACGGTAATGTAATTGACGCAGAATATATCCAGTCCTTCGTTGAAGAGATGCTGGAATCTGACGGTGCCCTGCCGCAGTATGGCTTCGCTGCTGATATCATGAACGCGGCCCTCCGTGAGGTTGACTGGGATGATCTGGCTGATCATTACCGTGTGGAAGAAGAGGCTGAAGCGGCTTGACGCGGCCGCGACTATCTGCTACAATACTCTAACAATCAATGAGGAAATCATGCTGAAGTTTGATCGTAAGGTTGCTGGTGAAGTGTTCTGGGAAGATTACAAGACCGTCACTGGTATGCGCCCGCGCAGCCATCGCTTCTATGATGCGGATTGTTCCGATGCTGAGGCGCAGTCTATTGCCGAATCATACTCTAAGTGGGCTGAAGAGACTCTTGAGCGTGAACGTGATGAAGAGGAACGCAAGATCAAGGTCTTTGAGGAGAAGATCGCTCTGATTCAGAACCTCATGGATTGTGATGAGGATCGCGCAATCTATCACTATGTCGTATCGCTCAAACCTGAAGCGTATGACTTGCGTGATGTTGGCTATCTGTGCTACATCAACGGCCTGCCCTATCATCTTGAACATGTATTGGCTCCTGCTGCAAAGCAGCTACTAGAGGAACTGGAAGATGCGTAATCACATAGCAAAAGTTCTGTGGTCTCCCAAATACCGACAACAAACCGTTAAGAACAAGAAGGTCTACACCCGTAAGATTAAGCACAAGAAGATTGATTATGCGTAAGCACTACCAGACCTATGCTGAGATTCCTCAACTCGTCGCTGATTACATCTTGACTGTGGCCGAGAGAAAGCATATAATGAGCATTCCGTTGGACGATATCAACTCGTTCCTTGACGGGCTCCATGAGTATCATAGTAATAAGCGTGAAGAATATTCGGAAGGTTGGGTGTAATGTGGTTCTTGATCTACGTTATCGTAATGTGGATCATATTCATCATACTCTTAGAAGCGATAGGATAATTAATGGCACTTGTATACACTAAGACTTCATCTGGTCGTAAAAAGCCATCCGCTAAGACACTGCGTCTTCGTGAGGAACGTAAAGCGTATTTCAAGTCCATTCTCAAGGGTTCTACCAAAGAACGCCCAATTAATATGCCTGAGCCATTGCCGAAGCGAGAATTAGCACCACTGTCTAACTCGGTCGGCAATGGCTTCAAGCGGTCTGTTGAAGACTACAAGTGGAAGCGCGACCGTGAGGAATCTGTTGCGACCATCAAAGAGATTGAACGTAAGAAAACTCGGGTTGCTCCAGCTTATAATAAGGGTGCTATTCAATACTTGACAGAAGGCACGGATCCTACTACAATAGGACGTAAGATATAGAGGTAATAATGACCAAGGTTATCGTTTTTGACATTGACGGCACTCTTGCGAACATTGAGCATCGGCGTGCCTTTGTCGCAACGAAGCCAAAGAACTGGAAAGCCTTCAATGCTGGTATTGTAAATGATACGCCGCATGAGGACATTGTACATCTTTCTACTATGCTTGTAGCCGCTGGTAATACTCTGCTTCTTTGCTCAGGTCGTAGCGAAGATCAGCGGCGGGAAACTGTAGTGCAGATGACGAATTTTGGTGTTCTGTATTCCAAGCTGTACATGAGACCTGCGAAAGATCATCGGCCTGATGATATCATCAAGGTTGAACTGCTTCAGCAGATCCGTGCTGAGTTCGGCAATCCGTTTCTGTGGTTTGATGACCGAAGTCGGGTCGTGAATGCAATCCGTGCTGAAGGTGTTCGTGTTCTACAGGTAGCACCAGGAGATTTCTGATGGAATTTTTAGTGATCATCGTCATTATTCTCCTGTGTGTTGTTCTAGATAAGTTGAATAACTTAGAAAAGTTGGTAAAGAAAAGTCATGAAATATAAAGGTGGAGAAAAAGCTGCATATCCTGATGTGCAGGTGATTGTAGAGAATCTTCATAATATGAACCAAGTTCTTGGTTCAGTGTATATTGATGCAGCTATCATCAAGTTGATTGAAGCCTCTTATATGATCAAGGATCTCCGCGGACTCGTTGAGAGACAAAAGGAACAATAAAATGAACTACGATTTTCCTGTTATATCGCATATAGATGATGTGTTACCGCACATCAAGGACTCTCCTGAGTTCATCCATGTTGTGAAGGATGGTTATCAGGTCATCAACTATGTTGTGGCTGGTCATGATACTTTTCCTGACGTTCATGTAACTGGTGATGTATACATCTCTGGGCAAAATGCAGGAGAGTATTCTGGTCAGTTGCACGGCGCTGCTGTTCGTCGTGAGTGTCGTGGTCTTGTGTTTGATATGGACGGCGATCTGATCGGTCGTCGGTATCACAAGTTCTTCAATGTGAACGAGCGTGATGAGACTTCTATCGGTAAGATTGATTGGTCTCGCCCGCATGTGATCCTTGAGAAGCTTGACGGCTCTATGGTGTCTCCTTGTTTCGTCAACGGGCACCTTCGTTGGATGACCAAGATGGGTATCACTGACACTTCCATGGAAGCAGAAGCTTTCGTAGCCTCTCGCCCTGACTATACTGAACTTGCTGCTCACTATCTTGAACATGGATTCACTCCTGTGTTTGAGTGGTGTTCAAACAAGAACCGTATTGTGCTGGACTATCCTGAAGATCGTCTTGTGCTGACTGCAATGCGTGAAATGAAGTTTGGTAGCTATATGCTGCATGATGCATTAGAGCGTATCGGTGAGCGTTACGGCATTCCTGTTGTGAAGGCATGGTCACACGAACAAATTCAAAAGATGGGTACTCTCATCGGCATAGTTCGCGAAATGGAAGATGCTGAAGGTGTAGTTGTTCGGTTTGATGATGGTCACATGGTCAAGATCAAGTCGGACTGGTATGTTCGTATTCACAAGATCAAGTCACTGCTTGGTCAGGAACGTGATGTTGTAGAACTGATCCTGAAGAACGAATTGGATGATATGCTTCCTGTCCTTCCGCGTGAAGATGTGGAAAAGATTGAGAAGTTCCAAGGTGTTCTTATGGAACAGATACGTCTTGCTGCATGGCATGTTTATCAGACTGTCAAGCAGAACCGTGAGACGATGGATCGGAAGACGTTTGCAATCAACTATGCGCCGACTTTTGATCCTATGTTGCGCGGCCTTGTTTTCCAGTTTTGGGACAAGGAATGTGATGAACGCTTGACTTATGAAGCGGTTGTTGCTATGATACTCAAGAACTGTGGATCTAATGCTTCCTATACAAAGGTCAAGGAAGCTTTTCTGAAGGATGCTCACTATGTCTAACCCTACGCTGTATATGCTTGTCGGAGTCCCTGGCTCCGGCAAGTCTACTTGGATCACAGAGAACTTTCCTGATCTGACTGGTTGTTATGTTGCGTCTACGGATCGGTTGCTGGAAATCTATGCATCTATGCGCGGCGCAACTTACAATGATGTGTTTCAAGGTAACATTGATTATGCTAACAAGGCCATGATGACGCATGTTAAGGATGCTGTTATGTATGGTTATAACATCATCTGGGATCAGACCAATCTTACTCCGAAGTCCCGTGCTGCCAAGCTGGCTGCGGTTCCTAAGAACTATCGCAAGATTGGTATTTTCTTTCCTGTTCCTGAAACTGAAGAACTTTATCGTCGGCTTGACTCTCGTCCTGGCAAGACGATTCCAGAACATGCTGTCCAGCAAATGATAAACTGCCTGAAGCAGCCGACTGTTGCCGAAGGCTTTGATGAAATTCGTGCCGCATATGTCTAGTTGGGGTAGTGAAGTTGAGGTTGAGCGGCGCAATCGCATCCGCTTGACCTTGGCTGCATATGCATATGAGTTTGATGATAATCCTATCATGTCAGATGCAGAGTTTGATGAACTGTCGCAGAAGATTCGGCCTGAGATTGAAACAGGTATGAAGAAGCATGATGAGTTCTTTCGTACTCACTTTGATCCAAACACAGGCATGTGGATTCGTCAGCATCCGTTTCTTCGCAAGGTAGAACATACATATCGTTGGTTCCTAAATAAAGGATATTATAAATGAAAAAGTTTACTATTCGTTATGCCATTGGTTCATATTGGTATCAATCTGAAGTCTTTACAGACAGTTCAAACGCTGCTATACTTTGGGCCGAGAAGATCGGTGGATATGGTATCTCGGTCGTGAAGCAAGAGGAAGTAGAGTGAAGTTTGGTATCTTCTCAGACCTGCATATGGAATTTCAGCCGTGGTTCTTTGAGCCTGATCCTGATGTGTTCTATCTGAATGCTGGTGATACTCATCCGCAGAAGTTGATTCGCGACTATTTCTATTCTCTGTTCAAGGATAAACTCTTTTCAGTGCCGGGCAATCACGACTATTATGGCAACTCTTTTAGAGATGCTGAAATGGATGTGTTCGTAAAGCATGTGAATGGTCTAAAGATTGCTGGAGCTACTCTGTGGACTGACATTCGTCCTGATCGCTGGTTTGACTTTCGTGAATATATGATAGACTATCGGCAGATCAAGGGAATGAACTATGATAGATACATGAATGCACACAAGACGCATTGTGACTTTCTGTTTAATTCAGGTGCAGACATTTGGGTAGTGCATCATCTGCCGTCTTTCCAGTCAGTGCATCCTAAGTATCGTGAGTCTGGCGGTAACGACTTTTTCGCTACTGAACTGTCGTACCAGATCCTTGAAATGAAGAAGCCGCCGAAGCTTATCGTGCATGGGCACACGCATGAACGATGTGACTATATGATTGGCAATACAAGAGTTGTGTGCAATCCTCGCGGCTATCCGAATGAACAGCCGTGGTATCAAAACTATGAACCCCTAATTGTGGAGATTGACTAATGACCGAAGTGACTAAGAGAGCTTTGTTCAAGACTGCATTGACAGTCGGTATTATTGCCATTCTATATGTGATAGGCACAGTGTGGCCTTCAATTGTTGGATATATGGCAATTGCTCTTGTTGTAAGTGTTTGTGTTGGAGTAATCTATATGTTCTTTCACATGATTGAAGATACCAGAACTTGGAGAAGGCGATGAACATCGTAATATATTCTAAGCCAAACTGCTCTTGGTGCGTTAAGGCTAAAGAACTCATGAACAAGTTGAATCTCAATTATGATGAAAAGGTACTTAATGTGGACTACACGCGGGATGAGTTGAAACAGCTTATGCCTGAAAATCTACCCTTGACAGTGCCGCAGATTTTCGTGTATAATAAGCGCATTGGTGGTTATGAAGACTTCGCGGAATGGTGTGATAATCACGGTTATGGCAATGGGCAGTGATAGATTTCCAGACACAAAGGCAAACACATATGCATTCGGTGATGCTGAATGGAAAAAGATTGTATCTGAAAGTTCTATATCTATCAATCTCAGCCTACCCGTATCAGACTGGGAATGTGTCGTGATTAGTAATGGTCAGTGGTCTACAACATTCCGCCCCGTGAAAGGAAGTGAACCCAACTGGTTTCATCGCAAGATGCAAGAGTTATGTTTTGGTATTAAATGGAGAAAGGTAAAGTAATGTATAACGTGAGTGTGAAGCGGAATATGGAAATTGACCTTGAAGCTGCTGGCAATATTGTTGCTCAGGTTCTCAAGGAAGACTTTGAATTTGTCTGTCAGGAACTTCATGAGTTGAAGCACAAGATGGGCAATATGAAGGACTTTGAGATTGAGGACTTCAAGCGTAATGCTGAGGTTCATGATGCTATGAAGATTCTTCTTGGCTACTACATGACCAAGGGAGATTATGACGAATTCATGGAACTTCAGAGGGTATATGGCAATGTTGAGTAAGATTGAACTGAAAGAGAGCCTTTCAAAGTGTGTTGCTAAGGTCGTCTTCAACAAGAGTGACGGTACAGTCCGAATGATGAACTGCACTCTAATGGCTGATTATCTGCCTATGGCCATAAGTGAGGAAAAGGTTGCTCATGTTCCTAGAAAGCAGAATGATGAAGTTCTTGCTGTTTGGGATTTAGACAACAAGGGTTGGCGGTCTTTCAATGTCAATTCGGTGATTGAAGTTCAATATATAGGAGTAGATAGAGTATAATGGCACATCCACATAAAAATCGCCCGCGAAAGGGCCGCCGTAAGATCGGCTCAAAGAAGCGAAAAGCACGCAACAGGAGAAAGTAATATGGCTAAGAGCAGGGCTGAACGCCGTCATCATCATGATAGGATGCTGAACAAGGTCAAGAAGTTTTTTTGGTACAAGAATTGGTTCTCAGGTGAAGAACACAAGGAACAGCATCAAAAGAGAATGGCCGAAACGCGAAAGCCCTGCTCTTGCTATGCGTGTGGTAATCCTCGCAAACACTGGAAACAAAAGACTATGCAAGAAAAGAGATTTGATGAATATGAGATTGAATAATGTCAGCCGATAATGGAATTTATATCCTACAGACCGAAGGTCCAGAATTTCGTGTAGGATATCATCAGGCTATTGACAACATTTATGGGAACTTTTCCGACGAATCATTCCAATGGCAGGGTGATCCTGAAACAATGGTTAATTATTTCCATTCTGACAAGATATTTTCCAATCTTGAAGAAGCACTTGACTTTGCCTCAGACCTCAGCTACAATTATGAATATCTCGAAGACGGAATCTGTGTGATTACCGACTTCAAAGACTGGAATTTTGGAAAGCTTAAGGAACGATATGGCAAAGAAGCAGAAGGCAATTCGCGGTAAGTTTGCGGACGAGAAGTATCTGGGCGCTGAACCTGATCTTCGCGGTGATGTTACAGATGCTCAGGTCATTCAGGCTTACAATTGGTATAACTACTTTTACGACCCAGATCAGGCAAAGATCTGGGTTGTGGACTATTTGAAGGAATTTCACAAATCAGAAAAGGAACTAATTAAAAATGCCAACAGAATTAATCCTAATCTCTGCCGCACTAGCGGTTGGAATTGCCGTATACTACTTCTGGGTGGGAATCTCCCAAGCAAAATCGAACAGCGAAACCTCGAACGTATCCGCGCCCTTGCCGCTGGATCCAACACCAGTGACACCAGCGCCGAAGAAGAAGTCGTCAAGAAAGAAGAAGTCTCAAAGCAAGTAATCTCTATTCAAGATCGTGTAACTAATCGTGCTAATGATCTGATTGCCAGCATTGAAGAACAGATTGACTCGTTCTATCGTGATGGCACTCAGTTCAAGGCTAGCGATTGGCTTTCACAGCATGATGTGAAGCCTGCTATTGCACAGCGCATTGCAGATTATTATAAGCCTCTCTATTCTGAACTCTTTGATGCTCTCTCTGGTAAAGTGCCTGAGTTGCGTGAAGCATACTCACACTACACCAAGCCGAAGCTGAAGGCTTATGTTGAGTTTATCAAGTCTATTGTTTCTGCGGCCGAGACCCGTGCTGTGGTCGTCAAAGCTGCACGAAAGCCGCGCAAGAAGAAGGAAAAACCTGCTTCTGTCGTTGTCTCTAAACTCAAGTTTAAAGAAAAGGATGAAGCCTACAATGTCGTATCTGTTGATCCGAAGCAAATCGTTGGAGCTAATCAGCTTTGGGTGTTCAATACCAAATATCGAACTCTGGCTGTTTACAATGCTATGGGCCCTGCTGGGCTTAACGTCAAGGGTAGCACAGTAATTGGCTTTGACGAGAAAACATCCATTGTAAAGAAACTGCGAAAGCCTACTGAACAAGTGAACAAGTTGAAAGACGGTGGTAAGGTCGTACTTCGTAAGTTTATGGATGAAATCAAATGCAAGCCTAAGACCGCTACTGGTCGCATAAATACTGAAGTAGTGCTTGTAAGGATTATTAAATGACAACTATCGTAAAGTTTCCTACTAATCGCATCATCCGAGAAGTTCCGCCAAACATTGAAGAAATTAACAAAGCTAAAGAGAAAAGTTTGCAAAAGCACGCCGAAACAATCGTAGAAGACTTGGTTCTTTCTATCATAGATGCAGTAGAGAACTACGGTATTGATACTGAAACAGAATCGTTTGAGAGAGACTTTTCTTTTGTTGCTGACGGACTTAGAGCTACGATTTATAGATCATTCAATATAAATCATCCTCTTCACTCTTTCATTGACACAAATGTTACTCTTGTCAAAGCAGAGAACTTTGATGATCTAAGACTTAAGATAGATCAAGTCATAGAAGAAATGTCTGACACTAATCTCGACAGTAAAGAATAGCTGCTATATAATAGCATATGATTAAGGTGAAAAATGATATTGATTGATTTAAACCAGGTTTTGATTTCAAATCTGATGCAGCAAATTGGATCCAGTCCAAAGATTGCAATTGAAGAAGACCTGATTCGGCATATGGTGCTCAACAGTCTTCGTTCATACATTAGGCAATTCAAGTCTAAGTACGGAGACATTGTTATTTGTTGCGATTCTAAACGCTACTGGCGTAGAGGTGTGTTTCCATTCTACAAGTCCAATAGAAAGAAAGATCGAGAAGCATCTTCGCTTGATTGGAATCTTATCTTTGAAACTCTCAACAAAATCCGTGAAGAACTGAAAGAATATTTTCCCTATCGGGTCATTGAAGTTGATGGCGCTGAAGCAGATGATATTATTGCAACTCTGGTTGCCAGAAATGCTCCACACGAGGAAGTGTTAATTCTATCTTCGGACAAAGACTTCGTCCAGCTACAGAAATATCCTAATGTACTTCAATATTCTCCTATTCTGAAGCGATTCATCAAGACAGAAGATCCTAAGATATTTATCCGTGAACACATTATCAAGGGTGATCGCGGAGACGGCATTCCTAACTTTCTATCTGCTGATAATGTCTTTGCTATTGGCGAACGTCAAAAAGTCATAAATAAAAAGAAGCTTGAGCAATGGGTTCATATGAATCCAGAAGAGTTCTGCGTCAATGATACCATGCTGAGAGGATATGCCAGAAACAGAATGCTCGTTGATCTGGATCTAATTCCAGCAGACATACAGAAGAGTATTGTTGAAGCATATGAAACTGTTCAGACTGGTTCAAAGAACAAGATGCTCAACTATTTTATTGAGAAGAAACTTCGGAACATGATTGAAGTTTTGGACGAATTTTAAAGAAAGAAAGATAATGAAACAGATTTATGAGATTTTTGAAGAATTTGAAAAGGCCAGAAGTAAGAAAGAAAAGATAGAAGTATTGCAGAAGAACGATACCTTTGCTTTACGAACTGTTCTTCAGGCAGCTTTTCATCCTCGTGTTGAATTTATGATTGATAAGGTTCCGTATTACAAGCCAGAGCAAGTACCGCCTGGAATGGGATACTCTACAATCATTCAAGAACTAGATCGATTGTATTTGCTAGTTAAAGGTCATCCTCGTTGTCCTGAAACTCTAACACAGGAAAGACGAGAACAGATTCTAATTCAGATGCTTGAAGCTTTGGAAGGAAAAGAATCGGTCGTGTTTATGAATATGCTTTTGAAGAATCTTAAAATCAAGGGCTTAGATGATAAGATCGTAGCAGAGGCTTTTCCTAACATTCTGAACTAATCTTGAAAATGTATATTGATCGACCTAGATTATGTGGACCTATCTTAGGATGCACATATGTCAAAAAGAAAAACAAGATCGCAACTAGTCAAGATTATGGAATCTCATGATGAAGATGTATATCACACAACTGCGGAAGATTGCATGAAATGGTTTAAGGTTATAAACCGTGAAGTGTTCGACAACAAACTGTCTCCTCTAGACGAAATTGATATTCGTTGGAGAAGAGGTGCACACGCATATTATGAATCAGTAAAAGATACGAAAAATCCTCTTTACAGATATTCAAAACTCTGTATGAACAAGCGTTACAAATCCAAAAAGTTTTTCATTGAAGTTCTTGCCCATGAACTTGTTCATCACTATCAGTTTATAACTGAAGGTGTAACAAGTCACGGCAAAACTTTTATGAATTGGACTGAGAAGTTTAACAAGAAAGGATTACGTTTAGTAAAGGCTTATTGACATGAAATATAAAAAGAATCACTATGGCACTCAAGAGAATGTTGATGATGAAGATTATGTGGATATGCGAAAGGGCACAAAAAGACGCCCGATCCGAAACTGGACAAAAGCTTATGTCCAACACCAGGATGAAGCCGACGAAATAGACGACTTTTACGGTAACAAAACAAGTTACTAATAACGTAGCGTAAACAGGTATGCAGCCAAAGCATACCTGTTATGCGTTTGAAACCATTGAAATTCGGGGCACCGATACCCATATCTAGTCTATCAGTTAACAATGGAGACTACTCTATGGCTATTCTTTACACCGCTGCCCGCGATTCCAACGAGAACCGCTATGAGGGCTTTGTTCTCGCAAAGGTTGTAGACCAGTCCTATCGGATCATGTCCGACGTATGGGGTACGGCCGACTTTGCCCGCGTCTGGGATGAGGCTACGGCTTCACCGAAAATGATCCTAGTCAATGTGTACGATATGAATCCCGAGAGCTGGCGCCCCGTCCAGATCACGGTGGACGCGACCGACGAAATCCGCGAAAAATACAAGCAGTGGATGATCAATCTGGAGTTTAACCGATTGCTGGATCTTGAACAGAATCGCGTCCGTCAGATTGAGAAAGGTACTATCGCTAAGGTTGTGAAGGGTAAGAACGGCAAGGGCACTGTCGGGCCAGTTGTTGTCATGATGGATGCAACCTACGGTATGGGCTGGCGCTCTTCCGTAGAGAAGAAGCTGGCTATCGCCACCTCTGACGTTAAGGTCAAGAAGGCCTTACGTTCTGGTAAGGTTGCTGAGGTCTATCAGGATGTGGTCTGGGTTTGGGCACGTAACTGCCAGCGGGTTGATGTTCCTCAGATTGACAAGGACGCTCTCCTTCAGACGGCTCAGGAACGGGTGCAGTGGCAATACCGAGCCGCTTAACCCCTGCTCCAGCCCTTTCCTCCTGCGTTTTTCACGACTTCAATAAAATCAATGACTTAGCCAGATCAATAAAATCAATGACTTAGCCTATGTTCTGGCCGCATACCAGTTATGCGGTTGGAACCCTTGAAAATCCTGAGTTCCATACCCATATATAGTATGTAACAAGAGAGAGAAAAACATGGCTTCGCCTGCTCCTAAGATTGCCCCTGCTGACCTCGTTGCTGCTTTGGCAGCTTTTGCAACTTCTGGTAAAGAAGTCACTAAGGTTGAAGTGGGTGCCGCTTCCAACGTCAAAAAGTCCAAGTATGTCGGCAAGAAGGCGCTCAAGGGCATTGCCCAGCGACTCGGCCATGCACCCAGCGCATATCTGGGTTGATCGGAAATCTCTTGAAATTCCGACTGTCCAATCCCATCTATAGTATATGACAGTGACAAGAAAGGTTCCAATGTCCCGCAAGGTTAAGATTGCTGAGTCGATTGAAAAGCACAAGGATGTGGAAGTCCGTCTCGCAGCCGACTTCCTGCTTACCGCAGTAAAGCACGCCAAGGCTGGCAATCTCATCCGCATGGCTTCCTGCATCCGTCTGGCTGCAATGTATGAAGCCGCTATTCCTTCGTCCACTAAAGAGGAGCTCCGCGCTAATGGCTAAGATCCGCGTCGGTAAACTGTACCAGACTCTTACCTACTGGGGTAGTGTGGATCGTGGCGTGAATGTTCCTGCCACACTTGAGGTCGTCAAGGTCATTGCTATTACTGATGACCAGATTACCTATCAGAGGCTTGACGGTATTGTGTCTACGACCGCCGCCAAGTATGTCAAACCCCTTCCGAAACACTTTGAGGATGCTATCTATGCCTAAACCCAACGAACGCAAGACCGTCCCGATTGACGCGCTTATTGAGTATGCCAACGGATATCTTGCAGCCGACTTCCCGAACGGTGACTCGTCTGATGCTATCGCTCGGCGTATGGGTCTGATTCACATGATTGAACAGGCTCTTACTACGGCTCAGCGGTATCGCGGTTACTCTTATCTTGACCAGCGCGGCTTTGTTCACTGCAAGCCTGGTATTCGCTGGGTTGAAGGTCAGGCACCCAATCACTCGTTTCACGAAACTGATTCCACTCGTCGGAGATATGCATGACGGTTGATAAGATCCGAGTTTTTGAGTATCTTGAAGCCTTGCGCGATTCAGGCATTACCAATATGTTTGGTGCAACTCCCTATATTGAACGGGTATTTGATATCCCGCGCAAGGAAGCTGTAAAACTTTTGGTTGAATGGATGGAAAATAAGCGTAATGGCTAAGGTAAAGGACTTTCTCATCGGCGTAGAAGAGTTGGTCTGGACTGCCCTTGAGAAAGGCATGACCGACGAGGAAAATATCTACTCCTATGTGTACATGCACGAAAAGCTGGTGGATAGGGATATCGTTAAGAATATGCTTGACAGTATGCTCGGTTCCGATTATTATATGCAGGTAAATCAGTAACTAACACAGGAAAACACACACATGACTAAGACTGCCGCCCACTTTGTTGCTCTTGAATTTCTCAAGTCCAAGGGTACTGCTACTCCCGACGAAATTAATGCCCACGTTGGTAAGGGCAATTATGCTTCCAAATATATCTGCTATCTTAAGCTTGAAGGTTATGAAATTGAAACCGTCAAGGACGGTCGTACGGTGGTCGAGTATAAGTTTATCTCTGACGGCGACTCTGCTATCCGTGAATACAAGTGGGTGCCGCCTGCCCAGCGCGGTCAGGTCAAGACGCCGAAGGTCAAGGCTGCTAAGGCAACTAAGCCGAAGGCATCTAAGCCTGTCAAGGTGCGGCAGTCCAAGCAGACGCCGAGTGCGCCTGTCAAGAAAGCCGCGCGTAATGCGCTCAAGGATCGTGCTGACGCTGAGGCCGACCGCTTGCTGGCTGAAATCGGCATGAAGAATGCTGGTGAATACGCTGGTGGCACCTACTCTGTTGATCCTGACTGGGACAGCATGGACGGTATTGATGTTGCTAACTTCCTCAAGTAAGGAGATATGAATGTATCGCTATTATCCTAAAGTTGATGTTTCTGTTTTGATGCATCGCACCATCACCAATCTACAACAGAATGGTTATGACGAATTGCTGTTTACCATGGACAATGGTGACCGCTACATCATGTATCATTCACAGGATTGTTGTGAGTATGTGCGTATCGAGGACATTGATGGCGACCTTAATGATCTTGTAGGCTCGCCAATCTTGCAGGCCGAGGAAGTGACTGGTGAAACCCAAGATAGCTGGGAAGAAGACGAACGGCAAGATTCTTACACTTGGACATTCTACAAGTTTGCGACCATCAAGGGTTCCGTAACCCTGCGTTGGTTGGGTGAGTCCAACGGTTACTACTCTGAGAGTGTTGATTTTGGAAAGGTTGAAGATGATGAATAAGCGATGGTTACTTGCAGGGCTTGCTGCTCTGCCTTTTATCGGTGTTGCTAATGCATCTGGCAAGAACTCTGCTTCATGGCGTGTTCCTGCTGGTATTAAAAAGATCCGTGTTCGGTCTTGGAATGCAGACGGCAGCAAGGATCTAGACAGGACTCTGAGTGTAGAGCCTGGTGACTTTTTTCGTATTGATGCAATTGAGGAATAATGAAATGATGAAGCGTGTTCTTTCTGCTCTTGGTATTGTTGGTGTTGCTCTCGGTCTTGGCGCATGTACGGATGCTGAAATGGCATCACAGAACATCTCTAAGGCCGCGGACTATTTTGAGATTAATCGGCGCATCATCTTCTACAATGGTATCACCGATAACTATATGCTGACGATTGAGGGTCGGTGTTCCATCAAGAAGGACAATCAGGACAATCAGCTTGAAGTGACATGTAAGACAAGCCCGACTGAATACAAGAAGCATTTTCTTGGCATCTCGGATAACGTGACCTATTTCGTAGAACAGTTGGAATATGCCAATGTGAGTACCTATCAGTATCGCGTGGTCTTCAAGCCGTCTGCTATCATGCCTGACATTGAGGTGAAGTAATGAATGAACAACTGTATCAAGATACCGATGTAAGGGTCATTGACCAGCGTATTGGTGTGGGCATTGGTGGTCTTAATACAGTTATTCGGCTGTATCATAAGCCTACTGGTATTCTTATTGAAATGCCTCGCTTGAATAGAAGCCAATATTATGATAAGGTATTGGCGTTTGAGATGTTGGAATATGCGATATTAGGAGTAAAAGAATGAGTGATATTGTGGAGAGGCTCCTCCATTGCTCCGAAAACTGTGGAGATGAGTATTTACATGAGCTTACAGGGAAGGCCGCCGACACCATCACCCGCCTCACCGCAGAGGTGCGCGTTAGGCAGACAATAGTTGAGGAAGCGCGGGACGAAAGAGATGCTGCACTCGCAGAGGTGGAGAAGCTGCGGGCGGCGCTAAAGGAGATTGCCAAGCCAACCTACGGTACAGAATTTAACATGAGCGATGAAGATAGAGCCGATATTCTGGGGCGGCATTTGTTTGCCAAACAGGATCTAGCCCGTGCCACACTCTCAGGAGATAAGCAATGAGTGGCATTATTAAAATGGCAGAAGCCCGCAATGAATTTGTTGTATTAGAAGATGGTTTCTGCTATTATTGGCCTAGTCAGCATGGCGCAATTTCCTCATATCAACTGCGCCAGCTTGCAGATGAACTTGATAAACGTAATAAAAAGTGGAGCGAAGAAATAGATGAATATTTTCGCAATCAAGAACTGAGTAAAGATGATCTGTAAAGATGATATTTACTAAATACTCTATAACAAGGAGTATCATCATGCGTACCACACAAGACGGAGAACAAAAGGTTTGCAGTCAATGCAACGAAACAAAGCACATTGACTGCTTTCCTAAAGCCAATCCTAAGACCAAATCGTTTCACAAGTATAAGAATGGTATCAAACCTTGGTGTAAAGACTGCTATCGGACATATAACACCAAGTATATGAGAAAAATGCGAAGTGAAGGAACGAAAGCGTATAGTCACTATTATAAGAAGTATGGTCTGACTCAGGAAGAAGTTATTCTAATGCACGAGCAACGGAACTTCAAGTGTGACATATGCGGAAACGATACAGATCATCGCTATGATAAGTTGTGTGTAGATCATTCACACACGACAGGAAATGTCAGAGGACTTCTCTGTTTCAGTTGTAATACGTTGCTTGGTAATGCGAAAGATGATATAATGATTCTACAAAACGCAATAAGGTATTTGGAAAACAATAAATGAACATCTTTGCCGTAGATAACGATCCCGTTCAGGCCGCACAGTGGCTTGTTGATAAACATATTGTAAAAATGGTTTTAGAAAGTTGTCAACTCCTGTCCACCGCTCATCGGTTACTTGACGGTGAACAATACATTGACAAGACCAAGACTGGTCGCAATGTAAAGCGGTGGCGTTTGCCTGACGAGCGTGAGCAAGTATTGTATTCAGCCACACATATCAATCATCCGTCAGCCGTGTGGTGTCGTAAAAACTTCAGCAACTATAACTGGCTCTATCATCACTTTGCTGCTCTACTGAATGAGTATACATATCGTTATGGCAAAGTGCATAAGTGTGCTGCAATGGCTCTTACTCTACGTTTTACTCCACAGCGTATACCGCTTGGTGATCTGACTCCAGTAACACCCGCAATGCCTGATGAATACAAAGTGCCTAATGATCACGTAGAATCCTATCGTAACTATTATCGTATTGCAAAAGAGAGAATGCACAAATGGACGAAGCGCGAAAAGCCCGCATGGATCACAATCAGTTAAAAGAGTTGATTGATAATCTGCGGCATCCAACAGAAACATCTATACCATTTACTGAACTAATGAATGATGCCGCAGATGAACTTGAAGAGATAATGGTCCTGTTAGAAAAGCAGCAGGTCATCATTCGTCGCATCTATGCAGAGAAGCTGCCTGACACTTGGTTCGTGTGTGGTGAAAGTGGCAACAAGGATCAAAACGGGCTACCTGATCGCATTGAAGTCTGCCCTGCCTATGGTGTTGGTTGGACACAACTCTATCAGAAAACTGACACAACTATCATGCTGGAAGGTTCATAAAATGGTAAAATATCAGTACTACTATCATAATCACAACATCAGGGCTGAAACCAATGTGACCGAGAGACGGGCGCCGACCGATGAGTCTGTGCGACTTCTCAAAGAGATGGAGTTTGAAGCAAAGCAGAAGATCGTTGAATCGATCACTGTGAACAATACCACATTTGAATGTAGCATTCAGATGAACATTGATATGCTCAATGACAAGTCAGTATACTGGATCGTGTACAGGCTGAATGGCAAACAGGGAAAACTTGAGGTCGGTATTCCAAACTATAGAAATCTTACGGACATTGAAAAGATCATTCATGTTCGTGATGAACTGGCCAAGGACATTGCAGCAAACATGATTGACGATCTACTAAGAACCGAACGCACACGAAATCTATTTTTGCGCGGCCATTGAGCTGTATGAACACATAGGAGATACTAAATAATAGCATGATTTATTCATTTATAGATACCGAAACCGAAGAAGAGTTTGAATTGGAAATGACCTATGATCAACTCAAGGTATTTCTAGAAGCTAATCCAAAATTTAACCAGACATTTCGCATGAATGTTGTTGATCCAGTAGGAATTGGCGTTACCAAACCACCAGCAGATTTTCAAAAGCATGTTCTAGGTCGCATTAAAGAAGCTGTGCCAGGAACAAGCAAAAAAGCCATTGAGAAACGATGGCACATTCCAAAAGAGATTTAACATAAAAAAGAATTTACGATTTTCAGAAGAGAGTGGTCACGCAAGTGATTCGCTCTCTTCTGCTTTTAAGGGAGCTAAAATGTCTAAGAAACCAAAGAACAAGACTAACAGACAACAACCAGAAGCACAAAAGCAGGCTGCTCATTTTGAGTTAAGACACATCAAGCCGCTTACACCAAATCAGGAGAAAGCATTCAATTCATACAAACAAGGCTATCATCTTATGCTTCATGGTTTTGCTGGAACAGGGAAAACATTCTGCGCTCTATATCTTGCTCTAAATGAAATCTTGACAGACACATCAATATACAATAAAATAATCATTGTTCGCTCAGTTGTGCCTTCCAGAGATATGGGATTTCTACCTGGCTCTATGAAAGAGAAAGCTGCTGTGTATGAAGAACCATACCGTGAGATTTGTGATAGTCTCTTTGGTCGCGGTGATGGATATGATATACTGAAGATGAAAGGTATTGTCCAGTTTACAACCACATCATTCTTGCGTGGTATTACATTCAACAAGGCTATTGTAATTTTGGATGAAAGTCAAAATCTCACGTTTCAAGAAGCTGATACTGTGATGACTCGTATGGGTGATGAATCCCGTATCATTGTGTGTGGTGACTTCAGACAGACAGACTTGTTGAAGAGATATGAACAAGAAGGCATCACACAGTTGATGGCCATTACTAAGAGAATAAATACTTTCTCACATATAGATTTTCAGAAAGAAGACATTGTACGTTCTGGCCTTGTCAAATCGTACATCATACAGAAGGATGCAATGGGGCTATGAAGACATTCAGCGAATATTTGGCTGAAGCCAATATTACAAACAAAGAAGTGGCCGATATGGCAAATGCTAATGATGCATTACTTGATAAGACATATGGATATGGTAGAAGCAGGATCAGCCCAATTCGCGGCAAAAACAAAGCATTTGGGCAAGCATCAAACTTCAATAGTGCATTGCGCGGAATAATTGCCGCTAAGAGAAGCAAGGGTAATCTTCGTGCCACATCTGATGCTATTCATCGCGGCTGGGGTGAAACTGTCAAGACACATCCTGCTTCTGATTCAAAGAAGCAGGCAAATCGTGAAAAACTCAAAGGCACACCATACTTCAAACTTTCACGCGATGAACAAAGCAAAGATGATGTGATTGCCAAAAATATCATCAAGCGTGTAAAGAGAAAGAAGAAGAAATAATGCCAAGATTAGTTCTCATTACAGGTGGTTTTGATCCTGTTCACTCAGGCCACATAGAGTATATCAATGCGGCCAAAGAACTCGGAAACTATCTGTTTGTGGGACTGAACAGCGATGAATGGCTTACTCGCAAGAAGGGTAAGCCATTCATGCCCTGGCATGAAAGACATATGATCATATCAAATCTGAGGGCAGTAGATGATTGTTTTGCGTTTGATGATAGTGATAGTTCGGCGTGCGATGCGATTCGTAAAGTCAGAGAAGAGAATCCAGAACAGACGATTGTCTTTGCGAACGGAGGCGACAGAACTCAGGAGAACATACCAGAAATGAATTGTGGTGTGGATGATGTTGAGTTTGTCTTTGGTATTGGTGGTCAAGAAAAGAAGAACAGTTCATCTTGGATTCTAAAGAATTGGGAAAGCAAATGAAGAGCTTTAAGGAATATCTAACAGAAGAAAAAGCTTCAAAAGAAGAAGCCGTGTATCAAGACAATCCTAAGAATGAACAGAAGTGTATCAACTGTACCATGTGGCGTGAACCTAATAAGTGTACTGCGGTTGCTGGCGTGATTGATCCTAATGGATGGTGCAAGTGGTACAAAGGTGGTGCTTATGGTAAGAGAGGTAATAAAGTGTGAAGAAGTTTAAATTCGTTGAAGGAATGCCAGAGTTAAAACAACTTGATGTGGACGAAAGCACAGGTAAAAGATTCTATATCACACCAAACGGCGTAAAGCTTCCTTCCGTTACAACTGTTCTCGGCCACTTCAAAAAGAAGTCTCTCATTGAATGGCGCAATAGAATTGGCAATGAAGAAGCTGATAAGGTAATGTTCCGCGCTTCCAATCGTGGCACTCGCTTTCATAACATGATGGAAGGTTATCTTCGCAACGAGGATGACTTTCTCAATGGTGTAATGCCTGACATGAGACAGGCTTTCAACGATATGAAAGAAACGCTTGACTTGATTGACAATATACGTTATATTGAAAGTCCTCTCTACAGTGAGAAGCTTGGTGTTGCAGGAAGAACAGATGTCATCGCAGAGTTTGCTGGTGTTCCTTCTATCATAGACTTCAAGACTTCGCGCAATGAAAAGAAAGTAGAATGGATTGAAAATTACTTTGAGCAAGGAACTGCGTATGCTCTGATGTATGAAGAATTGGTAAACGAACCTATGAATCAAATCGTTATTCTCATATCGGTTGATTTTATGGAACATCCACAAGTTT